CCTTGGCGGTGCTGGTGTCTGGAACGAATGCCAGAACCTCGTCGCGAATCTTTTGCAGCCACGGCTCCAGGCCGTTCGGTGCGCTGTACACGGCCAGCGCGGTTTCCTTCGGCGGCACGGTGGCCAGCTCAGTCGTTGCGTTCATGTTCACCCCTTGTACGTCGTTGGTCCCGTGCAAGGGACTATGAAAAACATTGTTATTCAGGCCGAAGAAGTCGCCGATCTGCTCGACCGCTGCATTGATCCGCACCTGGGCGGCCTTGCGTTCGGCCAGTCGGATAGCTTCCTGCTCAACGCTGCGGGCGGCGCTCGCCTCGTAGTCGTGGAAGAAGTCGGCCGTCGCCTGCTTGGGTCTGCCCCATGCGTCATACCGTCGATCCCATTCCCGGGCCTGGGCGCTGTCTGCGTAGCTTGTTGACATAGTCGCCTCCAATTACTTAATGGATGCCCGGTAGCGGCGCACATAGCCGTCAGTGAGTCGCTTGATGATTCGCGGGTATCGATCTGGATGACGGAGGCGGCATGGCAGCTCTTCGCGGCCCCACATTTCGTGGTCGCAGTAGTCGCACTCGCAATGCTTGTTGAGCAGGGCCCTTGCTTCAGCCCGGCAGGCGGCTCGCAGCGTGAGCCATCGTCGGCCACCACCGCGGAACACCGTGGCATTCTCAGTCGTGACGCTCATGGCTCAGCCCTCAGCAACTGGTCTCCGATGATGCGCAGGCGGTTGCGGATGCGGGCGCCTTGGGCGTTGATCTCTTTGCGCTCATCGAGCAGGCGGGCGGCAGCCATCATGGGGCTGTCGTAGCCGTCCTCGATGTCGTGATTGTCGATGTACACCGCGACTGCGTTGGCCCACCCGTTCCAGACGACGCATTCGTACATGGCAAGGTCCGGGCGCTTGGGATCGAAATACTCGGCCCGGACCGGCTTGAGGTCGATGTACTCGTCTTGGTTTCGATTCAGGTCGCGAATGGCTTGGGCGTTCTCGCGCAGTGCTTTACGGTGCCGGGCGTATGCCTTGGCCAACTCGACGAGCTTTGCCTCTGCTGTCTGCTTCATGGCCGAGCTCTCACGGCAATCCTGCTGCCTTTCTGTGTGGCTGAGAGCTGCACTTTGAGGTCGCACACCTTGAAGTCTGGCGACTTGCCGATCACCTGATAGAACGGGATGCCGTGGGCAATGATGGCCAGGCCGCGCTCGATCTCTTCGAGCTGCTCGTCTATCAGCGATTTTACAACTGGCGTCGTGTTCATGCGTGCATCCTCCCGGCTGATCCGCAAAGGCGGGACACTCGCAGGGCGCGAGCGGCGTTGATGTAGTCGTGCATCACTCTCGACTCTTCGTGCTTGATGTCGCCCGCGAAGAGTGCGTAGGTGACCAGACCGGCCAGGTAATTCAGTTCCGACTCGCTGCCAACCAGGTCACCGGCGGGCATGGCGTGGATCTTTTTCAATCGTTCATCGAAAAGCACTCTTGCTGATGAGTTGAACATTTCAGTATCCCTCGGTGACGTGGAAGAGACCGCTAATTTCGTGCTTTAAAGGCGGCTGTGATGGCGGAAGGTGCGACCCTGACCGCTGCCAGGAAAACGCTGGCGCGCCTGGCGTGCAACTCGCGCACTCGGGTAGGTGGCAGAGCCGCCCATCTTTCCGGTGACGAACAACCCGCGAAGGTTGATTGTGTTCATTTCAAAGTCCTCGCCCTGAAGGGCCATCCCTGTTTCGCTGTTCATGTGCTTGCACCCCTGCTTGCGTTGGTAGTAGTTGGTTTCCCACTGCCGACTCATCGAATCGGCACTGGTGAAAGGGTCCAGGCCGCGCTACTGGCGACCGGCCTGGATTGCTGCGTCAGCGATGTACATGTTCGTCAGGTTGGGCCTACCGGCTCCCCGGCCGATCCGCGGTGAGATCGACGACCCGCTTTCCGCTGCCTGTCCGGTGTTGGGCGAAGCCTTCAGGCTTGCTGCGCCACGCAGGTGAATCGATCTTCTTAGTCCATGATGGAAGCTCCTATCGCTCGCTCACTGGGTCGGCAGTGGCCACCTGTTGAATCCTATTGAGTCTTCAAACTGCTCACCCCATTACCGCCTGGGTATGGCGGGGCGCATCGCTTGCCGGGTCATTCGCACGGTTAAGGCATTCGCCATCGATCAGCCGTAAAGGGTTGTCCCTTTCGTTGGCAGGCTTTCGGGCCTGTCTGATCGCCGGTCGCCGACAGAGGCGGTGCGGTCTATTGGTTGTTGCGCTGACTGTTAAAGAGCAGTTTCGGCATGGTCTCTTGCAAGGGATCTGCGAGGGACCGCTTCGATGGGTTAAAGGTAACTCTAGGTTGCGAACCTGTAAAGCCCTTTTGATGAAATAATTTTTAGGTTGCGGGAGACCGCAAAGGGACTAGACTGGACGAAATACCGTTGAAGACTCCGCAACCGTTAGTTACCATGGGGCATCGGCTGGCTAAGGAGTAGTCCATGCAAGGTGTTCCGCTAAGACAGTTGGTTGCAGAGCTGGGTCCGGTGAAGGTGGGCAAGATGCTCGGTGTTAGCCACCAGGGCATCACGAAGGCGGTAGATACCGGGCGAGAAATTTTCGTCACCGTGCTACCGGACGGAAAGGCAGAAGGGAAAGAGCTCAGCGACTTCCCGATCGTGAAGAAGAAAGCAGCACCAGACTGATAATCGTAAAACTAAGGGGCTTATATATGGTGTACGTACCAGAAGAACTGATGCACGAGAAGCAGATAAAAGTCCGACTCGTCGAAAGCGAGTACAAAGAGTGGAAAGAGATGGCCCACGCTGAAGGACAACTGCACAGCGTAATGGCAAGGATTGCAATGCGGGCAATCCTTGAAGAGTACCGTAGGACCGGCGAACTACCCGAGTTCATCGCCAAACAGCGCGCATAACATTCACTTAATTTCAGGGGTGATCGCTTTGACCAGGGAAGAAATTGTAGACGTTGCCGGCGATACCTTCGCCGTCGTTGTAGTAGTCGCTGCAGTCCACGGCCTGACCAGGCTTTACCGGGTCGAGGCGGTTATGCCTTCAGTGCGTTCGATCAGCAAGGGAATGAATCCATGACCAGGGAAGAATATTTTCAGTGGACTGGCGCCGAACGCGCTGAAATCGAAGCGGCTGCAGCCTCCAGAAACATGACCGGCCAGGAGTTGGTCGAGCTCCTGATGGGTTACAACCTGCAGACGCTTCAAGAGATCGGTCAGCAGCCTGGCGCGCCGCGCAATGCGGTCGTCGCCCAGGTCAGCGGGAATGTCATTCAGGTCAACTTCAGCGCCAGGGCGGCAGCCTCCTGGACCGATCGGAAGGCTCGACAGGAGCCATCAAAGCGCCGCCAATTCGCAAATCGCGTCAGCCTCATGCCCCTCATAGTCCCTTCCACGTCACCAAACTCTAACTCCGACGGGGCCCCTTCCACGTCACCTAACACTGTTGTTCCGTACAGTAGCTGCTAACTTAACAGACCGTACATTTGCGCGCCACGTTTCACGCGTCAAGAAAACGTAGCGCGCATCATATAGACCATTTTCAAGAAGGGGTTATTAAATGACGTGCGGAATATCAAGCGGGACGGTTGAGGTGCAATGCAGCGATCTAGTGGGCCCGGCGCTGGACTGGGCGGTATGGCTTGCCGTCAATGGCGATCCTGGAGAAGCTTGTCGAACAAGAAAGCTGATCTTCACGGCGGATCGAACGTACTGGCAGCCGTCCGAGGATTGGAGCCAGGTCGGCCCGCTGATCGACCAGTACCGCGTCAGCCTTATCTACGCCTTTGAACAATACGAGGCACTGATAGGCATGACAGCAAGCGAGCAGCATGAATCGCCCCTTGTGGCCGCCTGCCGGGCCATCGTCTCCGCGAACCTGGGCGAGGTCGTGAGCGTGCCGGCTGAGCTCATGAAAGAAATAAGTGCTTAAGCATTGCAATGCAGCGTTTAAGCACCTAGTATCAGTTCGACAAGGGGGTGACATATGAGACTTGAGCAATTCGAGGCGATCTCCGAGCTGATCAGGGCTCGAGGTGGCGTCAGTGAGGAATCAGCAAAGCTGGTTCTTGTTGAGGGGCTAACCGCCCGTCAGGCCGCCGATATGCTTGGCTGCCCGACTCAGACCGTGTACAGCGGCGTTCAGAGATTCACCAAGGCGCTTGAGCTGGCTAAAACAGCAGTCCAGTAGCCTAGATTTTCGTTTCAAGGCGGTATACCGTGCAAGCCAGTCTCTCCGAAGGGACCGGAGTGCACAAAAAAATGCCCCGGCGGATCAGGCCGGGGCTGGATGAATCTACAACATTTGGAGTTTGATTATGGAAGATGTAACGGGCCGCGTAAAGGCCTGTGCGATGGCCTGCACGCTTGTTATTGGCGGTTTTGTAAGGGGTGAGCCATGAGCATCATCCGTGCGCCGCGCCCTGAGTCCAATTTCTACATGCTGAACAAGTCGATCAGTGAGGATCAGCGCCTTACCTGGCAGGCCAGAGGGATGCTTGTATTCCTCCTTGGCAAGCCTGACCACTGGAAAGTATCCGTTGCGCACCTTCGCAATGAGACCAAGCAGACGCGTAAGCCGCTGGGTCGTGATGGCGTCTACGCGGTAATCGATGAGTTGATCGATGCAGGGTATATCACTCGAATCCAGGGGCGTGGAGAAGGCGGGAAAATGGCCGAAACCACCTACCTCGTTAGCGAGATTCCAGTGTCCGTAGAGCCTACCGCTTCCGGCAATAACCCACCGCGTCCGTCTCAGCCGGAAGCGGTTGAACCGGCTCCGGTAATTCCGACACAAGTAAGTATTGATTCTAATCAAGTACTGAAAGAAGCAAATTATGTCCCCGCTGAAGCGGAGACCCCTGCTCAGGACGATTCAATCAAATACGAAAAAATCCGGAATCTGTACAACCAGATCCTGGGTGGCAAGCTGCCTCGATGCCTCGGCCTGAACGACAAGCACCGGAAGAACATCAGGGCAGCACACAACCTAAAACTGGATGGCAAGTTCATCGTCCGTGATGGCGGCCTTGAGTTTTGGGAGGGTCTATTCCATGACGTGCTGGAATCACCGTTTTTACTCGGCACCAACGATCGCGCTTGGCAGGCTGACTTCGCCTTCCTAACGACCGCGACCAAGATCCAGTCGTTCATGGAGGGTAAATACGATGCACGCTGAACGCCCACTGATTGCCAATGAAGCCGAGCACGGAGTGCTTGGTGCCCTGATGCACGAACCTGAACAGTGCGAAGAGATCGGTGCGACGCTCGATCCTGTGCACTTCAGCAATGAAGATAACGGCGCGCTGTACGCCATGATTCTTGCCTGCCACTCGAAGAAGGTTCGTCCCGACTCGATTACGCTTTCCGAAATCCGCGCAGAGCTGCCGAGCGGCGAACTTACCATTGTCTACGCCTCCGAGATCATGCGGAACGTGCCGAGCGCAGTGAACGGCAAGCACTACGCAAAGATCGTGATCGAGCGCGCCAATGCTCGCAAGCTTTACGAAGTTGGCCAGCAGCTGATGGAGCTGGCCATGAGCAGCGGCGTTTTGTCCGAGCAAGTCGCCCGCGCCCAGGCTTTGGTTATGGAGCTTGACGCCCAAGACGACACGCCGGACGTGGTGACCATGAAGGAAGCGCTCGGTGACGTTTTCGACGACATGCAAGACCGGCTGGACGGCAAGCAGGTTATGGGTCTCGACTTCGGCCTGTCTGACCTCGACAAGCTGATCAGCTCGGCTCGCCCTGGAAACCTTGGGATCATTGCCGGCCGCCCTGGTACCGGTAAGACGGTATTGGGTCTTGGCCTTGCGGATCGCACCGCGGTGAATGGCGGATCCTCATTGGTGTTCAGCCTGGAAATGCCCAAGAAGGAATTGGCAAAGCGCTCACTCGCAGCTCAGTCGAGCGTCAGCCAGAACTGGATCGAATCCGGACAGGCCGTGACGGATGAGGCGGCATCGGCGCGGATATTCGCGGCGACGGCGAAGCTGTCGAACGCTGACATTCGGATCTGCGACAAGGGAGGCATGACTTTCGCCAGGATCTGCAGCATCGCTCGTTTCCAAAACCGGGCGAAAAAGCTGGACCTGATTGTGATCGACTACTTGAGCCTGATCGCACCGGATCCAAACGCCCGGTATCAGAACCGGAACATCGAGCTTGGCGCCTATACCCGAGGGTTCAAGGCTTTGGCAAAAGAGCTCGGTATTCCAGTTGTGGTCCTGGCCCAGCTAAACCGGGGGATCGAATCCCGCGGCGGCGATGCCAAGCCGAAAATGAGCGACCTGCGTGACTCCGGCGAAATTGAGAACGATGCCGACTGGATCATCATTGCCCACCGCGACAAGGACAGCGAGCACGGCCGGAACGGCATCACCGAAATTGAAGTGCCAAAGGTCCGTCACGCGCAGATCGGCGGCTGCCTGCTTCAGTTCCAGGGTGAATACGCCAGATTTGTGAATGCTGCGGCTGGTTCGTATGACGATGAGCCGTCAGAGCCTGCCCCGCCGCGCCGGTCTGCTCGATCGATGGTTGGGAGTGGTCGCTAATGAGATCAGAACAAACGATATTCCGTCACGGCGGCTACGAGATGCGATCACACTCGGAAACGTGTGTGGCGGACGCAATGGATCAGCTCGGCGTGACCTGGCTGTACGAGCATCGGCGTGTTGATACCCGGCACGGCTGGTATGTGCCTGATTTCTATCTGCCAGTGGCGAACTTGTTCATCGAGGTCAAAGGAGCGCCGCCGACGCAAGAGGAAATAGAGAAGGCGATGGACGCTCAGGCCGATACTGGATTCCCTGTTCTGTTCGCTCACGGTCGCCCAAAGATGGAAATGGCCTCGGTCCATGGCGGCCGATACAGCTACTTTACGCCGAAGGGCGAGGTTGGCTGGTCGAGTTTCGAGGTCTGCAAGCTGATCAGGGAAAGCATGAGCATGGCCACCTATGCGGCATTCATCCGGGCTGCCGAGCACAAGGCAAAGCCTGACTGCGTAATGATCGGCGATCTTTTGGAAGAGCGTGTGCGCGAATGGATGGGCAGGTCTGACTATGACGATTGCTTGCGGCGGCAGCACGGAGAGCTGAACGCGGAGAAGTCAGCCGTTGTTCGGCAGGCTTCCAAGTCGGAATGGTTCTTGGCTCAAGTGTCAGCAAAGCTGTCAGCTCGCTCCTAATCCCGTGTGGATAAGCAAGCGCGTGGATTGCTCGCAAAGCGGAATAGAACCTGCCTGGCGCGATGTCAGGCAGGATCAACGGGATATAGGGGTGGAAGGGATGAATGATCTTGATCAAGTGAATGTCGATCTGCCGTATGACCTGGCAATGGGCGACGAGGCTGGTCGCATTGAGTTTTACAAGTCGGCCCAAGCCATTCTGAAAAGTCACCTGCAGGCCATTGAAGATCACAAAAACCTCTGGTTTCGCACGCTCTCGGTTGAGACAGAGCGCGACCAACTCAAGGCTGAGAACGAGCGCCTGCGCAAACTGCCGACTTGCTGGGCTGAGGTGCTGGAGCAGTCCGAGGCCAACGATCAGCTGCTGGATCAGGTCCTGGAGCTGAGCGCGTACGCCGAGCGCTATCGCTACCTACGCGCCAAAGGGCTGGCTCTTGAAGGTCACGACTTCATCAGCTTCGACGAGATCGCTGATTATCGGATCGATGTCGCCATGGGCAAAGGGGGCAAGTGATGAGCGAGGCGCTCGCAATCCTCAGCATTTCGGCGGGCATCCTGCTCGCGCTCCTGGTGTACGCGGGCATTGCTTTCGCGTGGTCGAGGTTGACCAGGGAAGAGATCGAGGCGCTTCCGCCGAGCCTTCTGCAATCGATGCTTGATGGGCAAGAGGCCTATTGGCGCGAGAGCGAAGAAAGGTGGCTTGAGACGAAAAGGAAAATCGAGGCACTAAAAATCCTCCCGTGCGCGCCCATCGAATGTCCGTGCAAGGGAAGCTGCCAGGGTCAAATCAGTCAGTGAGTACGGAGCGCACGGTGAGTATGTGACTCACTGTGCGCCCAGTCATCACCGTGAGTTTTTGGCGATGTACTCGTCGATAAACCGCTGAATCTCCGTCGTCATGTCGCTCTCGTTGCGCATGCAGGCCCGGCGGAACTTGTCGTGCTTGGCCGCATCGAGGCGCACGTTCAGGCGCTTCTCTTCTGCGACTGGCTTGCTGGCCTGGGCCAGGATCTTCGGAGCCTTGGCGGCGACCTTGCTGGGTGCTGTTGTGAGTAGTGCCATGTTCAGGCCTCCAATAGTTTCTTGACGGCTTCAGCGAAGCGTAGCGACTCCAGGCGTATCTGGCTGTCGCCGCTTCTCGTTGGGGTTCTCCCCCGGGCGATGGCTGTCGGGTATCCGATCCGGTCGCACAGTGGGACGCTGACAACTGGCAGCTCGTAGCCATACAGCGCCTCGGCGATATCCCGGCCGAGCAGCGTGTTCTGATCCAGCCGATTGACGAACAGCGCGCCGATGAACTCAGGCCGGTGCGCCAGGTGGGCTTTCATCAGCTCGATGGAGTCGGCGGCTGCCCAGATGTCGAACATGCTCGGCGCGCACGGCAGCAGCGCCATGTCCAGGTATGGCAGCGCATCTGCTGACAGCTCCCCCTTCGTGTCGATCACCGCATAGTCAAACCCCGACAGCCCCTTCAGGTCTGACAGGCGCTCGGCGGTGAATATCTCGAGCGTGGCCGGCAGGCTCGCGATCTCCGTCCAGCGGCTGATGCTGCCTTGCGGGTCGGTGTCGATCAGGGCGACACGGTGTTTCTGAGCCAGCGCCCCGGCAAGGGTGACCGCGCTGGTTGACTTGCCGGCCCCGCCCTTCTGCGTCCATAGCCCGATCTTCTTCATGAGTACAGTGCCCATCGTGAGTATTTGACTCACAGATTACACGGATGTGCGAAAACCGCTTTGCATATTCGCGAGCATCGCATATAGTCTCTTCAGAGGGACCAGAAAGGGACCAGCAACAGGGGTTGGAGAAATGGCAAAGATTCTGATTGGGTACTCGGCTTGTGAGCTGACCCGAAAAGCCTTTGAGCAGCATGGGCACGACGTCTGGACCTGCGACAAGCTTCCGGCGCGCGGCGAGCAGAGCAAGCACCTGCAGTGCGACATATGGGTAGCGCTGGCCATGGGATGGGATTTCGCCGTGCTGCATCCGATGTGCACCTACCTGACAACGTCGGGCGCATGGGCATTGATGGATGCCAACTTCGAAAAATACCCGGGCGTTGGCTACCACCAAAAGCCGAACCCGGAAAAGCTCTATGGCGCCGAGCGCCGAGCCGCCCAAGCCGTCGAGCTGGACAACTTCCGCAGGTTGCTTGATCTGCCATTCCCGGTCGCGATCGAGAACCCGGGGACGTCGGCCATCAACACTGCAATTCGACCGCCTGATCAGGTATTTCATCCGTACCACTTCGGCGACGACGCCAGCAAGGGGACCGGTTTCTGGCTGACCAAGGGCACGCCAAAGCTGGTGATCGACCCTGCCGCCTACGTCCAGCCGCGCTGGTGCCTTCAGGCGAACGGGAAGACCCTGCCGCGCTGGTCCAACCAGACAGATACCGGCCAAAACAGATTGCCACCGCGCCCTGACCGCTGGCTTGAGCGCTCCGAGACGTACCCGGGCATCGCGGCGGCTATGGGCGACCAGTGGGGGCGGTTCATCGCTGAAGTCATGAAAGCACAAGAGAAAGCCGCATGAAGCTGGACCTAAGCAAGTTAAGCAGTGACCCGGCACACATCAGGCAGCTGATCGCATCGTCCGGGATGACGCAGAAGGAAGCAGCCGCGGCATTGGGCGTCGGTCACCGAACGATCGGCGACTGGCTCGGCGGCAAGATCAAGTGGTCCTACCCGGCGCAGTACGCGCTGGAGTGTCTTGTTAAATACGGGGTGTCGAAATGAGCGCTACAGAATGGAAGTTTGTGCCGGTTGAGCCGACGCGAGAAATGCTGGTCGCTGCGCTGAAAACTAACGGGGCATGCCCGATTTATTCCGCCATGCTCGACGCTGCACCGGTTCCGCCATCGGTTGAAAGCCTGCTGGAAAACTGGACGCCGAGCGATCAGCAAGCGTTCGCCAAATTCCGCGACGAGCACTTCCCGGGCGAAATGAGCAGCTACGCGATCCAGTCGCTGGGTTCGGCCTGGAAGGATGGGCAGGCCAATGCTGTGGCGCCTAACTCTTCGCCCGGTACCGGAAGCGATGCCCTCGACTGCATCCTGGGCGTTGGCGGCTTCGCAAGCTTCGGCCCTCTGGATGCGCAACCCGCCCACCTGACCATCCCCGGCGCGCTGGAGTGGGATGGTGATAATGGTACTCACGGTGTTGTTGGTACTCACAGTGCGGACGGTGAGTCTTGCGTTAGGTCGAGCGGGCCCGAGGGGAAGCGTGAGCGCTTTCAAAAGTGGGTGATGGCGACCAAGCACCCCGTGTTCGGTTTTCTTGATGGTCGATCCCTTGCTCGCGGCGATGATCGTGAAGGCTATGCCGACGAGTATGTGCAGGGCTTGTGGGTCGCATACAAGGAGTTCGCCGCGCCGGTATCGGCATACACCGCCGTCGACATGACCACCGCTGCGGCTGTCGGTTTCCGGGATGGGCTTGTGGCCTTTTCCGAAGACGGAAAGCGAAACGTGCTCGCCGAGGTGTTTTTCCAGCAGGGCGACGAGCCATTCATCTGCGCCGTGCGCGGTCGGGTCTGTGTCGAACAGCTTGAGGCGGCTCAGCGCGACTTCCGCGAGAACCTGCCGGATCAGCTTGAGCAGGGCGATGGCATCTACACCTTCGACTTCTACTACGAGAAAGGCCAGTACGACGAATGGGGTCGCTGCGAGATCGCGCCGGGCTGGGGCTTCGACTTTGTCAGCTATGCCCCGTTTGAGGCTGACGATGAGCCGGTCTCTCCTGCCGCTGAGATTCCATATGTCCCGCTGACTGCGGACGAGGTCGAGGCATTCTTGTCGATGGGTGACCGCCCATGATCGTTCTCTCTATCTGGCTGGCAATCCAGCTCCCGCTTGGCCACCTGATCGGCAAGGCTCAGCGCCAGAAGCGCAAGTTTGACGAGGCGTTCCGGCATGGCTGAAAACCACAAGCCTCGCCACTTCTGGTCATCCGGCCCGGGGCGTGTCCGCGAGGTATGCCGTCTGGCGTACCTCTTCGCTACTGAACTGGCTGTTGTCGGGGCCATCGAGATCATCGTTCGCCCGGTCAAGTCACGCCGAACCTTGGAACAGAACGCCAAGCTGTGGGCGATGCTGGCCGATATCTCCCGCCAGGTTGAATGGCCGGTCAACGGCATCATGCAGAAGCTCGACAGCGAGGACTGGAAGGCCCTTATGACGGCGGCGGCTCGTCAGGAGATCCGAATGGCCCAGGGCGTCAACGGCGGCGTCGTGATGCTCGGCGTCAGCACCAAACGCATGACGGTGGCCGAACTGGGCGACGTGATCGAGTGCATGTACGTCTTCGGCGAAGAAAAGGGTGTTCGCTGGAGCGAGCCTAAAGGGCAGATGCCTGATCAATGGGAGGCGGCGGCATGATCGAGGTATGGGTTGAAAGCAAGACTCTGGCCGGGCGGTACTCGGTGTCTTCTCTGGGGCGGGTAAAGCGAATTGCTCATCACACCACCAATTCCGCAGGGATAACCAAGTTTTACAAGGAACGGCTGATGGAGAGAGCCAAGTCCAAGGATTATCCGCGAGTCATTTTGCAGGTCGACGGGAAAGCGAAGGCTTATCTGATCCATCGCCTGGTAGCGGAAGTGTTTGTTCCGAACCCCCATAACCTGCCGTGCATCAACCACAAAGATGGCGACAAGGCGAATCCTCGTCCAGAAAACCTGGAGTGGTGCACTCACCAGCAAAACATGCGGCACGCTGTAGATTCAGGCCTAAGTTCTTGCAAGACGCCGGTGGTTTCCAGCCGGAAAGGGTTCGGTCACTGGTTCCCTTCGATGGAATCGGCAGTCGTGCACACCGGCGTGAGCAAGCCGTGCATCTGCGCGGCGGCGAAGAAAAGACAGAAGACGGCAGGCGGCATGGTGTGGGACTACGCCGAGCAAGGCGTGTTCTTCGGTGATCTGCTGAGCAAGGTGGCTGCATGACGATCGAGCGCAAGAAGCCGCGACCGAAGAAATGTAATAACCCAGCGTGCAAGACCTCATTCGTCCCGCAGCGCCTCGGGCAAGCCGTCTGCAACTACGCCTGCGGCCTGGCCATCAAGGACGTGAACCAGGAAAAGGCGCGCAAGGCTCTGGCCCAGGTCGAGCGCAGTGAAATCAAGGTGCGCAAGGAGAAGCTGAAGTCGAGATCGGAATTCGTCCAGGAGGCAGAGAAGGCCGTCCGCGACTACCGGCGCACCTACGAATTGAGCATCGGCAGCGGCTGCATCAGTTGCGGTGAGTCTCAGGAATCGATTCTGGCGGCTCAGGGCTGGAAGACTGGCGGCGCATTCGATGCTGGCCATTTCCTCGGTAAGGGCGCCCGGCCGGAGCTTCGCATGGAGCCGTCCAACATATGGCTTCAATGCAAAGGCTGTAACGCCGGCTCGTTCAAGTTTGCCCGCAAGGGCGCGACCGTTTCCGAAGGGTTCCGGGCTGGCCTGATCGCCCGCATCGGGCTGGAAGCAGTCGAGGCACTTGAAGCCGACCACGCACCGCGCAAGCACACCATTGATGACCTGAAAGCCATCACCGCCGAATACCGAGCCTTGACCCGTGAACTGAAGAGAGCGACAGCATGACCGACGAACAACTCGCCATCCTGATCGCCATTTACGGCATCGGATACATGATCACCCTGCTTTCAATTGAAGTGCCTGACACCGCTTATGCGCTGAATCGCCGGATTTTCCTTTGGCCGTTCTACTGGGCCTATCTGGCATTCAAGTTCGCCTATGCCGTTCGCGAAGACTTCCGGGAGTGGCGCCGATGAAAACCCCTACAGCCAAAAATCTACGTGCCGGCCAAACGATCTATTACGCAGCCTATGTGCCTGGTCGCCGCTCAATGGTGTATCAGCTCCGCGCAGTGACCGTGCTGAGTGACCGTGCTGAATTGGTCCCGCCACACATTATTGCCGACGGATACCCGCGCTGGTTCATTCGTGAGCGCATGGCAGTTCGTGGCGGCCCTCACGGCCTGTCGTACAGCCGTCGCAAGGTTCTGTCATGGATCAAGGCGCAGAAGGTGACCGCATGACCCGCCGCCCATCAATGTTTCAGCAGCCAGCGCCATCGCCCTGGTACATCAACAAAACCAAATGCACCGAGTGCGGCAAGTCTCGCGCCTCTGGCAGTCATGCGAAGTGCAGCCGGGCGCGGCAGATGCGCTTTGCGGGGG